CATCAATCACATATATCTTATCTGATTTATCTGTAATTGAGCCAGCTCCAAAGATTAAAAAGTTACCGGAATTTAATTGTACGATTGATATTACAAAAGAGTTCTCTGAGAAGTTCTTAAAAGCTAAAGCTGGTATGCCAGAAGCAGATAATTTTGCAGTTGTTTCAAATGCTCAAGGTACTGAGATTGTTCTTAATTATTCAACAGTAAATACAAATAGAATTAAGTTTCAAGTAGCAGCAAATGCTTCATCTGCTTTAAAAGCAACATGTTTCTCTTCAAATATCTTTAAAGAAATTTTATCAACTAACAAAGCCTCTGAAACAGGTATTTTTGAAGTGTCTGATCAAGGATTAGCTAAAGTTACATTTACTGGTAAAGATTTCTCATCTGTTTATTATTTAGTACAATTATCGATCCAATAAATATGAATAACGCAATAATTCAAGAAACAAATAGATTGTTTCAATCTTTCTCAAAAAGTCTAAATTTAGATGTTCCTAGTTATGTAATTGGCTCTAAAAAACATTATAAATTCGTAAACTGGGTAATTGATGAATCTTTAGATTCAAATTTAGGCTTAGTTAATGATATAACAACATTACCAAATAAAAGAAGTGATATAGAAACATATGAACAATATAAGATGCGTCAAAAGATGCAAAGAGCTTTATTAAAATATCGTTATATGTTCACCACTGATATCTCTAAATAAATATGACGATTAATAAATATTCGGAACATGACATTTGGACAGAAGCTTATCGTCCAGTAACTATTAATGATTATATTGGAAATGATCATATAAAAGAAAAGATCAATCAATATCTTCAAAAAGAAGACATCCCACATCTTTTACTATATGGACCCCCTGGTACCGGTAAAACGAGCTGCGCTAAATTAATAACTAATACCTTTGAATTTGAGACTTTATATATTAATGCATCTGATGAAAACTCTGTTGATGTTATTAGAGAAAAGATTAAGTCTTTTGTAAGTACGATCAGCTTTAATAAGTTTAAAGTAGTTATTTTAGATGAATCAGATTATGTTACGATAAATGGTCAAGCTGCCCTTCGTAACTTAATGGAAACATTTAGTAAACATGCTCGTTTTATTTTGACTTGTAATTATGTGGATAGAATTATCCCTGCAATTCAAAGTAGATGTCAAGTATTTCAGATCGTACCGCCCAATAAAAAAGATGTCGCGGAAAGAATCGTTAAGATATTAAACAATGAAAATATTACATATGATATTAAAGATGTAGTTACGTTAGTTAATGAAGGATACCCAGACATCAGAAAAATTATTAATCTTTGTCAACAGCATTCGTCTAATGGAGAGTTGATAATATCTAAAGGCATTGCTGAGCGTGGTAGTTATGCAATGAAATGTATTGAATTACTTAAAACTGAAAAAAGTCCGAAAGAGTGCTTTACAAAGATACGTCAAACTATTGCAGATGCTAAAATAAAAGATTTTGCGGATTTGTATAGATTAATGTATGATGAAATTGATTCATATGGTAATGGACATATTGGGCCTATTATATTAACAATTGCAGAATATCAATATAAGGATAGTTTTAGTGTAAACAAAGACATTAACGTTGCTGCAATGTTCGCCCAAATTATTTCAGAATTGTATAGTAAAAAATAATATTATGAGTAATACACAATCACATGCTAAAAAAGAATTAGAAATTCTAAGATTAAGGATACCGGATGCAATTATTTTAGAGTTTGAAAATGAAATATTAGCTTTATGCGCGGCTTTTGGCAATAGCGACCAAAGCGGTGCGTCTGCGCCATATACAGCAGGCGCTATATCTGAAGCAGTAAGAAAGTTATGCTTACAAATGCCAATTTCGGATATAATAGGAGATGATTATGAGTGGGCAGACCAACGAGAATATAATGACGGTAAGTTAATGTATCAGAACTATAGATGTTCTGCTTTATTTAAAGATATAGATGATAAAGCATATTACTTAGATGCTATTGTATGGAAAGGTGAAGAGGAATGGAATACATTCACAGGAGCAGTTTATATCAATGATACGGATTTCGAACTAATAGGTAGCAGTCAATATGTACGGTTTCCATTTAAACCAAAAACATTTTTTGTCGATGTTGTTAAAGTGTCGATTACAAAAGAAGAGGCAGAAGAAAGAGGTCTACATTACATGGAAGATAATGTTGATGATTGTTATTATACTATATTAAAAGACCCAAAACAACTTGAAGAAGTTTTTAAATATTATGATCAAAAACATATAAAATAAACATGGAAAACTTAAATATAAAATTATCAGAACAACCAACTATGACGTGCGCTGTTTTAGATGAAGAACATAATTTATGTGAGAATACTACATTCTTTCCGGTAATGTTCTTTAAAGAATTATCACCTATGATGTCGCCGTCAGGAAAAGAAGAACTTATTCCTGTAGAAACATATAGATGTACTTCATGTGGTTCTATTCCTAATAGATTTCCCCAGCCATTATAATGACTCAAGACAAAAAAATAACGCCCTTTGACATTGTAAAAATAATGACGACTACAAATAAAAAGTGGTCAGATTTATCAGATGAGGAGCGGGGTGCAGTAGAACCTTACATGATTATCATGATTTTATCTATGCACCCCGATTTACTTGAAATCTGTAATGAATTTCAAAGATATGCAATTTCTTCTCAAATAACACCTCGCGAAGTTTATACGTTCTTTAATGAGCTATTACCTAAGGCAAATTATTACAGTACTTGGATAAAGAGTAAGAAAGAAAACCTTTATAGTGAGCATCTAATCGGGGTATTTTCTAAAGAATATCAATGCTCTAAAAGGCAGGCTGAGGAATCTTTAAATATGTTATTCGAAGCTAATAAATTAGATGCAGTTGTTAGGGTAGTAAGTAAATACGGATATTCTGAAGAAGAAGTTGAAGCTATTATTTTAAATAAACCCTTACCTAAAAATAAACCTAAAAAAGTAAAAACAAAAAAGAAATGATACAGTACACTATAGTATTTTTTATGATGATGATCACTGATTATTTTTGGGGGGTTTATATTAAATCGGTCGCAAATCATCAAGCAATTAGAGCGTCGTTATTTGGCGCTCTTATCATGTTATGCGGGGCATTTACAGCTATAAGCTACATTTCAGATCATTGGGCATTAATACCAGCCGTTATAGGCGGAATGATCGGTACTTATATATCAGTAAAATATAATAAAGATAATAATGGGACATCAATCTAAAAGAAATTCGATTTTAGAAAGTATAACAAACACCTTAACGGGATTATTAACGACATTAATCTTTAGTCCCCTTATATATGGATTGGTAGGTATTAAATATACTTTTAGCCAATTAGGATTAGCAACGATTTTATTTACGATATTATCAATAGCTCGAGGATATGTTATACGAAGATTTTTTAACAAGAAAATAAATTAAAGTTATGGACAATAAATATGAACATGTAAATCATCCTAGTCATTACAATTCATTTAGTAAAGAAGTCATTGATATGATGATAGACATTTGGGGTGTAGAAAATACGATTGTATTTTGTGAAATGAATGCATTTAAGTATAAAATGCGAATGGGAGAAAAGCCCAATCAACCACTAGAACAAGATTATAAAAAAGCAAAGTGGTATTTGGATAAAGCTAATGAATTGAAAATCAAAGCTTAATATTAAAAGTAAACAAATATTTGTTTTTTTGATATGTTTTTCTTATCTTTATATATAGATGAATAAAATAGTATGTCAAAAAAAGTAAATACATCAAATACACAAAGAACGCCTGCATCTAAAATTGAAACTGTATATACAGACGAAATAAGTACTGATACATGGATTCATAATGAAAAAGGGCATCTTTTAGAAGTTAAGATAGATTGGAATAAAGCCTATCTTAAAAAATATAAAGATGATATTGATTATCAAGAATCATTACCTAAATCTAAAAGACAATACTTAAACCCAGAAAATGGTAAATTTGTTGGATATGCTCGAGCAAAGGCATTAGGATTTTTTGAAGATGATGATGAATAAACTTTAATGAATTAATAATAAAGGACTTAGATCACTTTTTTACTTTTTATTTAGAAATATGAAATGTTTTTCTTATCTTTAAGTATATTAAAAATAAAATAAGACAATTATGAAAGAGTGGGCACAAAAATTTATTAAGTGGTTTTATAAAGATAAAGAAACAGTTATAACGTATGACTTTCAAGAAACAGAGTCTATAGACATTTTAGCTCGTTTTTTAGTTAATGAACGTAAGATAATTAATATAGATCTTTACGATGTGACAGCATATGGTACACAAAATCATGGTACTACTTTCTATTTTAAGATAAAAACTAAAGAAGATAAAACGCCTCCTCCTCCGCCAAAAAATACAATTGAAAATTTAAGTGATAATCAACCACATAGAGCATCTTTATAATTATAAATAAACAAACATAACTTATGAAAATTAAAGGAATAATCAACCACACAAATCATCAATTAATAATGATTATGAATATAAAGGAAAAAGTGTGGGAGTCAATATATAACTTTTATTGGTATAATATTGGTTGGAATATTAGAAATATGTATCGATCAATTAAAAATTTAATCAGATGGTTTCCTGTTATATGTAAAGATAGAGATTGGGATGATCATTTTATATGGGAAATCCTTAAAACTAAATTGAAATATCAGTCTCAATATATTGGTAATAGAGATTTTCATACTCGAGCAAAATATGATTCTGAAAGAATGATGTGGTGTGTTCGTTTGATTGATAAAATACAAGATGAATTTTATTCAAGCGAGTATATGGATTATCATGTATCAAATTATAATTGGTTAGATATTGAAGATACGCCTGATTATAAAGAACTTAAAATTGAAGAAGTGTCTGAAAATTATGATGATTATTTTGCCAAACATAAAGCTGCTGTTAGAAAAATATTATCTAATAAAGAATTACAAGTATTTGAATTAAACAATGATAATTACAAACGGAGATTAGCTATGAATCTTGGTTATTATAATGAAAAAAGAGCTCAAGACTTGTTATTCAAATTATTAAATAGAGATATTAGATGTTGGTGGGAATGATTTGGCTTTTTGAAATTAAAATAATATATTTATACTATAACAAAAATAAAAGTTATGATCATTACATGTATAAGCGACACCCACACTAAACATTTTGATCTTACAAGGGACGAAACAACCCTTCCGGGTGGAGACTTATTAATTCATGCCGGGGACATTATGAACTCTGGATATATACCATCAGATGTTACAAGCTTTTGTAAATGGTTTGATGGATTAGATCAATATAATAATAAAATCTTTATTGCTGGAAACCATGATCGAATGTTTGAAAATCTACCAGAAAGAGCGATGAAAATTGTCAATTCTTATAAATCAATTGATTATTTACAAGACACACAACTAACATTATATTATGATGGGCCAAATGGAGAATTTCCTCAAGATAATATTCGCATCTACGGCTCACCTTGGCAACCTGAATTTTACAAATGGGCTTTTAATTTACCTAAGGGTGGCAAAGAATTAAAAGCTAAATGGGCCGCTATTCCGACAGATACTGATATTTTAATAACTCACGGCCCAGCCCAAGGACATTTAGATGCGAGTGGACCTCCATATAATGAACCTAACTTAGGGTGTGGATTGTTAAGACATCATTTGGATACTGTTTTTAGGCCAAAGATTCATGTATGTGGTCATATTCATGGTGGTTATGGTTATAAGTTCGATGGGCAAACACATTTCTTTAATGCATCTGTTCTAAACGAGCAATATGATTATGTTAATAAGCCTATAACTTTTGATTGGAATCCAGGCACAAACGAAATAGAATTTTTAAATTATTAAAAATAAAACAAATCGGTTGTAAAATTGAAAATAATCTCTTATCTTTAAGTATAATAAAAAATCAAATATGAGTAAATTAAAACAAAGTAAAATACCTGTATACATTGATGAAGATAATCTTTTAAAGATTGCTGTTGAGCAAGGTATAGTTGAAAATGAATTTAATTGGAAATTAATTCGTGAAAGTGATGGACTAACTAATCAATCTAAAGAAATAACCTGGCTTGAATTTGATGAAGAAGGTAAATTTAAAGAAAGGTATGATGAACCGAGCATTGGACGATCATTACTTATGTCTCCTTTTAATCAATTTTTCACTTGGCAAACAACTGCCATTACTGAAATTATAGAACAACAAGATGATTATGTTAAATTTAAAACACAAAACAGTAACTATAAATTATATAAACTAAATAAATAAACAAAATAAAAAATATGGAAGAAAGAGAAAGAGGAATACCGGTAGAACCTGTATACGAAAATGAAGCAGTTCAGGCAATGGATAGACTTGAGCAACCAAACCCAATTAAACAAACTAAACAAGAAATGTTAAGAGAGTATGAAGTAGCATTTAGTTTTTTACATTCAGGATGTACAATTAGAATAGGATGTAAACATATCGCATTCACAACTATTAAAGAAGCTATGACAGCATTTAACGAATACGTTAATGACCCAGAAACAGCTCGTGAAAAATGGTTTAAGAAATTTAATGAGGAGTAATTATGTATAGTTCAACATCAGTATCATCAAAATTACAAGTTAGAGGCTCAGGAGCTACAACAGTAGTGTATAATGGTACTCCAACACCCACTTATCTCGCCCCTATATCACTATCAGAGACTACATTATCACCATCATTAACATTATCAAACAATATGAATAAAGTACAAGTTAATCACGTTGCGATTTTCAAAATTGAACGCAACGACAAAAATGAAATCACATCAGCTAAATTTATTAAAGAGATGTGGATTGAAACCAAAAACGGTTCATCAGTAGACTTTGAAGTAGCTAAAGATCCAGAAATTAGCAAATACAAAGCAGATGAAATTACTATTAGAACAATATATACAGTAACGTTCTAAGAAATAGTTTAGTCAGGTGGCGGAATTGGTAGACGCACTCCCCAAGTGAGAGAGCACCTCTAGAATCACTCAAATCCATAAGGTGTTACAGGTTCGAATCCTGTCCTGACTACTAAAAATAAAAATTATGAAATGTAAATGTTGTAATAGAGAAAAGGATTTAAGACTTGGTGTTTGTTTTGATTGTGCAAATGCTGAGTCCATCGTTGTTGAAGGTGTTGATATGTGGGATAATGAGGTACCCAAACAAAATGGGTTATCGTCAGGATTATCTAAAGTGCAACACATACTTAAACTTTATGGTGTAATTCAAAAACACCTGTAAAAAATATAGTCAGGTGGCGGAATTGGTGAACGCGCTGTAAACGAGTTAGGCCGTATGGTTATTACAGGTTCGAATCCTGTCCTGACTACTAAATAAAAATAAAATTATGATTATAGCAGTAACAATTTTATCTATATTACTATTTATTACTTTAATAACTAGTTTGGCTTGTGTAGCCCATATTATTAAGATAAATAAAGAATTAAATTTAATAAGTGAAGAACAATCACAGCAAAATGAGGATATTAGAAATTTAATGGTAGCCCATATGACCTTAGTTCAAGTATTAAAAGAGGCTGCAGAAATAGATCAAATGGTTAAAATATATAACTCAAGTAAAATAAAAGGAAAAGCATAATATGACAAGAATTGATGTAGAAATTGATGTGGACGACATGTATTGGGATATGAGTCGTTTTGAAAAACAGGAAATGATGGAAAAACTATATGAAGATGGTTACATGCCTAAAGAACTTCAAGAAGAATTAGATGGACGTCAACCTGGAACAAATTTAGAACAAGAATTATCTAACTTATTAGATAAAATTTGGGACAACAGAAAGTTTATCAATAACAATGATTTAGAAACTTTAAAACATTTATCTAAAAAAGGATTATAATATGAAATATTTTGACGAGTCTATTTACACCAGATTTTCTAGTGAGGATTTGAGAAAAGGAAGTCTTATGATTAAAAGAGAATTTCCTGATGGCCCAGCAGTTAAAACAGTCTATCCTGATAGAGTATATTCGTTTAACGAAATAGCAAAACATATACGATTATCCTATCAAGAAGTAAGCAGATCATTACATTCATAAAAATATTTTAGATAAGATTAGTATTTTTGAAATATTTTTCTTATCTTTAAGTATAGGAAATAAAGGTTATGAAAAAGCAGCAGATACAGAAATGGCATTTTTAAAAGGTGCTAAATGGCAAGCAGAGAGAATGTATAGCGAGGAAGATATGAAATAATTTTAACAAGAATAGTATGAAAACTGAATTAATTAAAGTGACAGCAGTAGATTTAATGTTTCTAAGAGCAATATCCGTATTGCCTATGGAATCTATTGATGCAAGGCGAAGACTTGAA